GGAAGAATTGGTGGTGACACATCTGTAAAAGGAACTGGAACTCAGGGTAGAGGAATTCTAATAAATGGAGCTTCTCATGATAACATAAGAATTATCGGTACAAATGTTACTGGTAATCAAAATTCAGAGGGTATTGGTGCTTCTCTAGGTGGTGGAACTTCTGGTAATAAAATACAATTTAATTCAGGTTCAACATTATCAGTTAATACATAATGACTATTAATAAATCATATGGTGCTCAATTATCATTTCACGAAATCGAAGATGAATTCGGTCAAAATCCTGGTCGAAGTTTAGGAAAATATAGAACTACTGATCCAAGTTTTGGAAACAAAGATTTAGGAGACTTGGAAAACTTACCATTAGATGTTGGCATCCCTGTGTCTGGTGAAATAAAGTTTAGCGATTTTTATCAAAAAAAATTAAATGTTGTAATTGATTGTCACACCACTGGGAGTAATACTTATAATCATGATGCATACACTGATCGATTTTTGAATGGAAAATACAATATAGTTGGAAACTATAGAACATCAATCACTAAATCACAGTGGCAAGGTGGAAAAAGAGTAATCATTCATATCAACAATACTTTTGGATCTGTGGGTGCACAAAATCGAAATGATGTTGCATTTTTAACAGGAAATTATAATAATAATGTTAATCAGAGTGGTTGGCCAACTGATACAACTTTAACACTTGATATGGGTGATGAAGGTCTTGTTGGAGGAAAAGGTGGTAATGGTGGAAATACTGGAAATGAAGAGTCGCCAGGAGAAAATGGTGGTGTTGGAACAAGTGGTATGAAAATACCTGCTGGATTCCAAGATGAAATAAGTGGAGAATCAAGGATATTTGGTGGCGGTGGCGGTGGTGCTGGCGGACCTGGTGCTGAACAAAATAACTGGGGTGATAAAAACTCTGCTAGTGGTGGTGGAGGTGGCGGTGGTGCTGGTATACCCGCTGGTGCAGATGGAAATTCTGGTGGTGTTGCTGGTGGTAAAGCTGGTGGGACTACACAAGCTCCCGATAATGAACAGGGTGGTGATGGTGGAAAAGGTGGAAATGGTGGAGAATCAGAGGGTGCAACTGGTGGAAATGGTGGTGGAAGAAGCCAAGCTGGTGGTGGTAGTTATAGTGAAGTTGATGAGGGACATGACCCAAGTTTAGAGCATGGTCATACGAGTGGTGGACTTGGTGGATTTCAATATAGATTTTATTAAATTGTTAGATTATACCATCCAGTAGTAATATATTTTGTTTGAGTTTGACTTATTTGACCTTTGTGTATATGAGTCCAATAAGCAGGCCAAATTACCAATCGACCTTGAATTGCCCTAATGCCTATTTCATATCTAGGAAATAATGTACCACCATTTTCAAGAGAATTCAAGTAAAACATCCAAACTAGAATACGACTGGAAGATTTAATATCAACAACTTCACAATGAGGTTTAAAGTATCCCTCTTGTGGTTTGTATCTTTGAACATTGTAGTAATCATATGTTGACCAACTACTCACGTTTCTATTAAGTTCAGGATATTGGTTGGTATATACGTTTACATATTTCCGTAATGATTTGCTGATGATTTCTGTGGTGAGTGAATTATCTCTAAAACTATAAGTTATATCAGTTGATTTTTTGGTTCCAATTTTTATTTTATCGTTACCGACTTTACCCTCAACTTGTTTTTCTTTACTATCTTCAAACTCATAGATAATTTGTTTACAATCTTCACTAGATAAGACATTATCAAATGTTGATATGAAATTTGGTGTATTATCAGTCATTAATATCTTCAAAGAATGATTTGTCCATACAACTAAAGAAACTAGAAATACAATATCTACCCCAACCATCAAAATAATCTGAATCTTGAATAGTTACTTTTCTAACACCATGTTCTACCCAACCAGGAAAAATTACCATAGAATTATTTTCACAAGATAATTTAAAGTCATACTTGGGGAATATTAAATCACCACCAGTAAATTTTTTGGGTTCTCTAAAAAAATAAGAAAATGCTAAAAAATGTACTGATCGATCAGTATGAGGGTCATAATATTCATTATTGTGATAGTACCTCACTTTAGTAACGTCATGATTACATTTAGGTGCTAAAATACAACAATCATGTAATTGAGAAAATTTATCAAGCACACCACTATTAAATAATTTTCGATTGACTGTCAATATATTTGATATATTTCTGAAATTCTTTTTATTCTTATGTCCTTTATAAAGTTCATCTAAACATATAGCTTTCGCATTTGTACGATCTACAACACCACCATATTCCTCTGCATCAAAGAGTTTATTAGGTGAGGTATAAAAATCTAATTCTTTCCATATCAAATCTAATTCACTTTTGTTGTAAAAATTCTGTACAACCATTAATGGGAAAGGTTCCACATATAAATCTGCTTCTAGAAATTCTTTCATAATTAATAAGTTTCTTTACCATTATCTTGTATCCATGCCCAAGAGGTAACAAGATATTTATCCCCATTTATTGGTGGATTACCTCTATGAACGTGTGTATATTGACAGGGAAAAATTAAGACATCTCCAGCTGATGCTTTTTCTCTTTTATTTTGATATAAAAATTCAGTTTCACCACCATCAAAATCATCATTAAGATAAATTTGTATGACAAATGTTCTACGAGAATTTGCAACATCACCATTTTCATAATGCCAGGCGTGAAAACCAGCACCACATTTAATTTTTTTAATTTTACAGTCGTGAACTGAAAATTTTCGAGTGCCAAGAATAGGAAATTGTTGAAGATATTTTTTTATACAAGGATCTATTTTAGGGAAAATTTTCTTGGTAATATTAGTTGCATTTGCTAAAGTAATTCCATCATCACAAAATAAATTTGTGGCATCTTGATCCTGAAAAGGTCTATTTACCAAGTTCTGTGAATATAATAAAGAATTTTCATCAAAAAATTCAATGTGTTCGATTATATCTCGACACTCATCTCTTGTAAATATTTTTTTATATCGAATGATAAAATCTGTCATTCGATCATTTTCAATATTTGCCATACATAATAATTTTAATGATATTATAACATATATATCCTACTTGTCAAAACTAGATTAAAGAAGTATAATGTAAGAATGAAAATTGCAATCATAGGTGCAGGAAATGCGGGATGTATTACCGCATTACACTATCAAAAATATCTTTCAGAACAATCAAATAATTTTGAGATAGAAATCTATCATAGCCCACATTACCACCCAATTGAGAAAGTTGGGCAAGGCACAACTCTCTCTGTACCAGAATTAATTGCAGATACTCTAGATATTAATTGGTATAATAATCCAATAGGTGCGACTTTTAAGAGTGGTATTTTGTATGAGGGGTGGGGGAAGAAAAATGATAAAATATTCCATCCTTTTTTATGGAGTGATATGGGAGTACATTTTGTACCCAAAAAATTATCTGAGTGTGTCATAAATTCAAAGTTTTTTAGAGTACACGAAAAAGTAATTAATAATCCTGAAAACGAAATAGATGCAAACATTATTTTTGATTGCAGGGGTAGGCGTAATCGAGATAGGAGTAAATATGACTCTCTCACAAATCCATTAAATACTGTTCTTTTATCTAAGAAATTTGATAAAGACCCTGATTTAATTTACACACGTTGTGTTGCAACTCCCAATGGTTGGACATTTGTTATACCAAATAAAGATAGTGTATCCTATGGTTATCTTTATAATAATAAAATTACAGAGCGAGAAGATGCGATAGATGACTTTACATCTAGGTTCGGACTAGATTATATTATTGATGAATTAGTTTTTGATAATTATATGGCAAAAGATTTTTACAATGGAAGTAGAACAATATTACAGGGTAATATGTATGGGTTTATTGAACCGATGGAAGCTACATCTGTTGCTTTTTATCAGTATATTTGCAGACAATCTTGGGATTTGATATTTGATATTCAATCTTATGAGCATTGTAACAATAAAATACGAACAAATATGAAACAACTTGAAAATATTATTTTATGGCATTATCAATTTGGATCAAAGTTTGACACACCATTTTGGAAGTATGCTAAGTCATTACCATTTAATCCAGATGATAAATTTTTAGAAATGATAAGCGATGAAAAAAATGACCCCGAACAGTATGGACAATGGAAAAAGTGGAACTTTGATAATTGGAGGTCAAATAATGAATTTTAATACATACCTTTGGTATGGTTGTTCGAGAAGCTATAAGTAATTTTAAGACCCGACTTGCAAAAGTGGGGTTTTTGTGCTATAATGGGGAGAAAGTATGAGGTATGAATGGTCGATTGTAAGTATATTAATGATGATTGTGTAAGATATTCGGATAATTGTAAAGAACAGTATGATTCGATAGTCACAGACCCACCCTATGGCATTGAGTATCTTGGTAATAGTTGGGATTCTTATCAGAATTGTGTAGCATTTAAGAGTGGAACTTGGGAGTCGATTGCAAAGACACTCAAACCAGGTGGACA